TTCCCCGTACAGACCAGCCATGACCTCGGACGCGGTTTTCTCTTTTGTTTCCATCCCCGTGTCGACCGTGACGTTTGTGCCCGATGCCATGCTTGACATCGTCATCTCATGGATTTCCGTTGGGGTTTTTTCTGGATAAGCTAGTTTGTTCCTTTGGTAACGAGAGTCGTATTTTTGGCTATCCGCTCCGGGCTTCGCGGCGGCCGCCTGAATCGTGTACTGGCCTGTGATAAACGCCGAAGGGTCGGCTTTGATCATATCTTTCTGAGTATCGGTGAGATCGGTTCGATCATCAACAGACTGAAGGAAATCGGCCATACCGGCAGACCTGTTCTCGGCTTGGTCTAACGCTAGCTGAGCAGATTGGTGCTGCAAGAATTTCATCGGGGCCGTGGTGTTAGCCTGAAAAGCCTGGTTGACGTTACGCATGGCAGCGCCCTCTGGCATCTTGCCCATATAAGAGTCTGCGACGTCTTGAGATAAGCCAAGCCAGAACGCCTTGTTCGGGTCTTGGTATAACGGGTTTGCTTGCATCGCCGGGTCTGGGGGCGATCCAGCGTATACGATGTCGGTCATGAAGTTCTTAAACTTGTCCATCCGGGTCGGGGGAACGTAGCCCTGGTTTTGCGGTGTCATCGCAACGCCAGAAGGGTCTACCATCGGCTGTGCCTGGGAGATCGCGTTTTGCCATTGCTCTTCTGGGGTGACAGTCTTCGTCTCGGAGGATGCCGCGCTGGTTCTGTTGTACGGGGCGTTTTGTGTCCACGTCCCCCACGCATTATTACCGCTAGGGCTATTTCTGCTAAGGGCGGGTTGCTCGCTCCCGACTGTTTTTTCTGCTGTCGTCTGTTGTTCTTCGCGCTTCTTTTTTAATGCCATCGCGTAGAGCATGGCCGCATTTGGTTCTGCCATTATCATTTCCCCCAACCGCCGATCCAGTCACCGAGCAAGTTCTGGAACCCAGAACCTATGCCCCCAGAAATACCTCCAACCAGACCGCCTACCAGGGTGTCTGTTACCGACGGCGCTCCCTGACCGTATCTGGCCCCGAAACCGCTCAGAGGCTGGAAGGTCAGCGCGTTCAAGTTCTGCGCGAGCTCCCAGGGCCGGTCTTGCTGGTACGCCCAGTTACCCTGGGCAGCGTTACGGACGAGCTGGGCCTGATTCTGAAACTGGCCGCCCGCCTGGTTGAGTGTGTTGATGTTTTGTAAGCCTAGCTGGTTACTCAGGTTGGCCAGGTTTTGGTCTTGGATGACCTTGTTCTCGCCCATCTGTAATCCGGTCTGGTAGGCCGAGCCGCGCATATTCGCGGCCACATCAGAAGCCCGGTCAGCGTATCCGCGTTCCGCGACTCCCTTAGCTAACTCTGTCCTGGAGCTGGGGCCCCCGATCGTCGAAGACGCCAGGTCGATTCCCGGCATCGTCTGCTCGGTAAACTGCCGGTACGGATCTCTGAGAGCAGAGTTGATCATGCTGTCCATGTACGGGTTGTCAGCGATGCCCTTGACATAATCCATGTCGACGCCCTCGCCGAGCTGATCGTAAACCGCGTCGGCTATCTTGGTGCCGCGACCGCCCTCGCCCGTGTATGTTTCTGCTGCCTCTAGCGCTTTAGTCTGGTATGGATCCAGGCCCGCGACCTGTCCGTAGGAGACCAGGTTGCCTTGATCGTCGTAAACGTCCTCGACCGCCATAGGATCTGATACGCCCTCGCCATATTGGCTGTACAAGCCCTGGTAAAACTTTTCGGCTTGTGGGCCCAGCTTCTCCCAGGGAGAAACGTAGCCGGCAAGCTCCATGCCCTGGCCAGAATAAGCTGGATCGTAGGGGCCCGGCGCTGTCTCCATTTGGGAATAAGGGTTCGGCTTAGTCTCAGAAGATAAAAAATTGGTTATTGATGGGGTTGCCGAAGAAAATTCGGTTGTCGGCTCAGCAAAATTACTTTCCCACCACTCTCTCGAACCAGGATTGTTTTCAAAATAGTCGGCTAACTTTGATCTTGCTTGCAGCCCTACCGAGCCGCCGCTATAAGGTTTCCCGGTAATAGGATCCGTCGGCCCCAAATACTCTCCGTTAGGGCCTGTAATGTTTCCACCGATCATGTCTTGTGAATCGACCATCCCCGAATAAACGCCGGGCATACCAGAAAAGCCGGCGGCCTCGGACATTGCTTTAAACGATTCCGGCGTGTTTTGCCAGAGGTCCTGTCCTCCTCGCTGCCCAGCATAATTCCTACCGTACTCGTCTGTTCTAGACGGAGGTCCAGGAAGCCTTGTTTGTTGCAGCATCTGATTGACTGCTGGCATTGGTCTGCGTGTAGCCATAGTTAGGGTATCCATCTAAGTGACACGGGCGAGCCCGATGTCGGAGTTCCAGTTGATTCGACGTGAGTCAACACGATCGAAAACCAGGTTGTGTTATTGGTTACAGCCCCTGCTGTGAATCTAGCAACGAACGAGCCTGCCGGATCGCTCAATAAAATTTTGTCGGAGCTGCTAATCAGCCCGAGCAGCGGAGCCGCGCTGATCAGTTGTTGGCCCGATATTCCCATCGTCGCGCTCGCATATAATGCGGTCACGCTGGAGACGGTCCCGTGGTTCAGCCTGATGAACGTGTCGCCAGGGTCAGCGCTGGCGGTAGTAGAATCAAATATAAAATAGCCGTCGTGCGACGCCTTGCCGTAGACGTCTATCTCGGCCAGCTTCTGGTTAATACTTCTTAGCTCATCCGCTATGTCGGTGAGGGCCTGGTTAACTTGTTGTAATTCAGATACCGGCGAGAAATCGTAGCTCACCGGCCCTGGGCCTCCTGGACGTGCAAGTCCATTCCCGCGAAAGACGACATGTTTGTGTCGGACTGCTCAAACTTGATCGCCGGAAAACGATACGTCGACCTGTGATCGACCTTGTAATTAGTTCCGATCGTGAAGGTCGTCGCCGACCCGTAGGTCACGTCCTCGCCTAAATTGTTTCTGCCGCCCACATAAACACTGACAGCCCCGGCACCATCGAATAACGGAATAGTGCGGCTGATGTATTTCATGTTTCTGACGGTCTTAAAATACTCGTCCAGGTCCAGGTCTTGCCTTTCGATCGTCGCGGCCGGCGCGATAGTCGAGCTCGCCAGCTCGTGATCGAGCTTGTAGACCTTGGACAGCGTCGGCGACAGGATATACATACTCAATTCAGAGTCTGCCGTCGCCGCTAGCGCGTAGGTCGAGACCGCCTGGTCCAGGTCCGAGTAGACGTTGTCGATCTCGTCGTAGCTCGTCAGCGAGCTAGAGGGTGCCGAGCTGTTTGCAAAGTGTGAAAAGGGCACCTGGGTCGAGGTCTCTGAAAAGTCCATAGACGTCCAGGCATCGAAACTGTAATTGTAGAGCAGCGCCCTTAGAGGGTAGCCCGAGAAGCCAGGCGCGTACGCAAAAAATATCTCTTTGTTTTGTGGGTTGTGCCCGCAGAATATCTCCGAGCCCGTGTTCGATACGACCGCTTTCACCACCTTGTCAGTAGCGCGTCCATCAGAAATAGACTGCCGCTGTATCCCGTTGTGCCTGTAGATGTCTGCCCCTCCGACGACGTAGTGCTCTCCGTTGGCCTCGACAAAACAGCCTCCAGCAAATATGCCCTCCTCCTCAAACAGAAGCTCGAACGCAAACACGAGCGGAACACCGCTGACCGACGCGGTCGTCGGCGTCATCTTAAATGTCTGGTTTTTACCGTAGATTATTGCGGTGTTTCGCAGCAGGCCGTAATCGAGTATGGAGCTGTCAAGAACAAGCATTTTTTCCCCAGCCAGGTTGGTTAGGATGCTGTGATCCCAGGCCACTGAGGCCAGATTCGCAGGGTCGAAAGTGTCAGACCACTTGACCAGTCCGTTTTTCTCGGTGCCGCTGACCTGTATTCCGGCGGCGACCAGGTGTCCATTAAAGGGCACCAGCTTTCTGCACTTGTACGTCGCAGGCCAATTAGTAAACGGGACAAACTGGCTAGACCCAGCAGTCAACAGGATCGGCACGTTCTCGATAGACGTCGCGATGACGTTGTCACCTATCTGCGAAACAGACCAGCTACTCGACGAGGTTATGCCAGCCGCGGGCGTCACGGTGCTGGTAAAACTGTCAGCGTCTGAGGTGATGTACACGGCGTTATTAGTAAACAAAAGCAGCTTGTTCACGCCGGCCTGGGAGATCCCAAACAGGGCCTTTGAGTTGGCCACCGACCCACACTCTTTTAGCCCGCCCATGCGCTCCAGGGTGGAGTCGATGAGCCTGACGTTCTTAGTGTCAGACATGATGGATGGGCTAATTTCAGAGGGGGGGCTATCCCAGATAGTCCCTTTTTGACTATCTTTTATCCGTATCGGTACAACCGGCATTAGCTCGCATCGACCTCTTCTTCGGTTTCTTCTACAGGCTTAACCGCTTCGGTCACGGCATTGGAATAAGCACTGATCAGCACGTTGGTCTCGCGCAGTCTCATCTCAAGCTGGGCAGCTTCCTGGCGTAGCCCGGCTATACGATTAACGTCAGCCTGAGTGGTCACTGGAAGTTCTTCTACCTTGTATTCTTCTTCGCCGATGTTGATGGTTTCGATTGTCATTACGCTGGTGCTCCCGCTTCCATTGCTGCTTTGTGTTTCGCTTTAGCCTCGTCTGTAAAGTATGTAGACGCTAAAGATTTAATCTCGTCTGATTTACTACTCACATCATCGTTAGGATTTAAAACTTGACGGTGAAATGTTCTGCTAATCTCAACCCCATCGTCTTTAATAATAGTAGCTGTACGCACGTTTATAGATTTGTATTCACCTCTATCTATAATTTCTATTTTGTCTTCTACGATTGATTTTTCTAAAGCCATTTAGCCTCCATTTAGTCAAAAAAAAAGGCCGGGCGGCCTTCTGTGTGTCCATGCCTACCAATCCAGTAGACATAAGTTTGAAATTAAGTTGAATGATAGGTTGCTTGGAAGTAAATATAAGCACTGGTACTGTTAAAGTTAGCATGGCTTAAAGTATTCCAACTACCATTACTTAGATTATAAAAATACATTTTTTCGGCAGTTGTGCAATAAACAGTTGTAGCACCTGTATTATCTGAATAAGTTCCCATAACTGATCCCGATGCTTGGTTTGCATCTACTGGATAAGGTAAACCAGATATTATAACACTTGCGCTAGTTGTTATATCATTAGGTGCTTGAGCTTCAGCAGAGACATGAATCAATCGTCCAATTTTTGTATAACGAGCAGCCGCAAAAGTTATGCTTCCTGTTGTTATAGTAGGAGTCCAAGTCCCTTCTTCATAGTCATCTAGGGCGTTGGCTGCTGCGGTGTCTCCGTTGAAAGTTATTCCACCGCCCTCTAATATTCTAGCTCTTTCAGAGCCTCCTACATCAAAACGTATATAACCTGTTCCTACATTTTGATAGTCTGCACTTATTTCTAAGCCAGCATTTCCTCCACCTACAATTTCATGAGTTAAATTAGTAACATCTGAATCATGTAAAACAATCCCCGGAGATGCGTCTTGAATTTCTAATAAACGCCTTGCAGGAGCGGCTATATTAATACCAACTTTGCCATCAGAGCCTTGAACAAATAACGCATTAGCTGAATTATCGGATTCAATACGGAAGTCAGCATCAGCCCCTGCCTCGTTTATAGTCACAGAACCGTCAAGGTCTGCCATAGCCGCTGAGATTTTAGTTATTGCCATTTATGTTTTCTCCTTTAATCAGTCCAAGGCGTGAATTGCTGAAGACCATATTGAACAGTTACTAGCTTTGTTTCACTTCCTGAAAAAGTTACGTCTTCTTGAGCAATACCTATAATCATTGCCATCTTGTCTGCTTTCATACCTATGCCAGCCGTTGTAGATGTACAGATTCCATCACCTACAGAAATATTTCCTTTTTCGTTATTACAGAGAATATGTCCGTCACCTAATATTAATACTTGGTGTTTATTTGTTTCCTCTTCTGGCCCTTGATTCATAGAATTGCCATAGGCTCCTAATACTTTTCTTGAATAAGCTCCTGATGATTTTTGTACGTTATATATAATTCCTCTTTCAGTATCTGAATCATCACTGTTCTTTGAATAACTTAAAGAAGTAGTTTCTAACAATGTTCCATAAGGATAAGAATTTTCGGTTGAATCTTCTTTATTATCTTCATCAGGAATTACACAGGGGTGATGGGCTGTGAAAGGTCCATAAGAAACTGTACCTCCCGCATTAGTCACAGATCCTACATTAGTACCATCCCCATCAAAAAAATCTAATAAATAACTAGTTCCAGAACTATCATCAGAACCAGCTATAATTTTTATTCCATATCTGTTGATGTTATTACCGTCATTCTGAGCAGTGATGATATAACCAGCCGCATGATCTCCTTTAACATCTAATAATGATCGGGCTGAATCAGTCCCAATTCCCACTCTTCCAGATTCATCAACCCTAAACAGCTCCGTCCCACCAGACGTTGAGGTGCGATCTTTACCGATAATAAAATCTTCACCAGAACTATTCCCATCGCTATCTATGTTGATAAACAAAGAAGCGGGTACATTAATAACACCGTTATGTGAGCCATTGTCATCAAGCTCTAAAACTCCGTTGTTTGATGTAAGTTTTGTTGCTGATAAGTTGCCGGCAGTATCAATATTTACATCAACAGTATCTGCACCAGTACCACAAGCAATTCCTAAACCATTATTATCTCCATGTATTGTAAAGTCTGGTCTAGTTCCGTTACCTGTACCAAAACCTAAGTAGAAATCGTCAGCAAACTGCATACCATTACCAGTAGCAAATGTTGGGTCAGACATTCCTATGCCAATATCGTCTGTTCCTGCATTTACTACAAAAAGATTTGCCTGACCATTTCCTTCAATCCGGAAATCTACATCTATAGATTCGTTATTTATAACTGTTTCAGATGCTCTTATATCAATACGACTTTGAGATGTACCAGCTACCATCGTGTTAATAGCAAACCTTCCGTCCTCTGCTCCATCAGACGCATCAACTATCTGAGTTACAACAGTTGCATAATTAACATCTTGAGAATTATCGTTTCTCGCATTAAATTCAATTCGACCTGTCTGGTCATTATCAGCAGGGCTACTAGAGTTTCTATAAAACTGCATCAGTGGAGCAATATTTGCGTCTGCATCAGTACTTACTAAAATTAATTGAGCATCATTATCAGCAGTACTGATAGTAACCCCATCATCAAGGGTAACTAGCTCTACTGGTATTGTTGTTAACGCCATAGTTTATTCTCCCTAATTAAAGGCTACTAGCCTCGTCACGCTGCTTGCGTGTTTTGTAATCGTCCCGCTGAGTGACTAAGGTTACAAAGTCTGCTTGGTTGCTTGGGATAGCATCTGTGAAGCTATCGTCATTCATAAGCTTTGAAGTCCACTCAGTCTGCATACGCTTCCAGCACGAATTCATCTTCCCGCCTACGGCTCCTTCGACCCACTCTTTGATGTCCAGCAAATCATTATTCATGATCGCCTGTTCGTTATCGTTTAATGTTATTGTTACCGTTAAATCTGCCATTTTTTATCTCCTTTAAGATTGGTTATTTCGCCTTTGTTGTTATGCTACTAAAATTCCTGAAAATGTTGTTGAGCCGGGACCGCTGTCAATGTCAGATGTTGCAGATCCTCCAGCACAATAAACGTACACATAGGCAGTATCATTCTCATCCATGTCTGCTAACGCGCTTACATTTTGTGTAAAATAAGCTGGAATTGAATCAAATCCATCTGGATCAATAATAGAATAGTAAGTTCTATTCGATGTTTTAATAAAACAAATTACATAGTCATGTGCCGTGTTTAATTGGTTCCAACGAATATTAGTATTTAATTGATATTTCCCAGTAACAGGAGCGATAAAGTGATAAGGAGCTACAGTTTGCCCATTTATGGTGGCGTTGCTTGAGCCATTGTTAAAGTTCCCCCCTACATCAAAGATTTCAGTTTGAAAAAGAACAGTAACGTCTGTGTCAATGGCTATATTAAACTGAGAAGTGCTATTTCTTACGTTAAACGCTGGTTGCAATGGCTTGGTGACGCGACCGCTTCCATCAATCGTCATCGCTGTCGCAGTTTCAGTCATAAACTGCATTGCTGGAATGTTGTGGTCATATGTTATTTTGCCCACATCAACGTCAGAACCATCACCAAATAATATTCCTGAAGTTCCTGTTTCTGCTGTTAAGAATTGAAGATAGTTTGTTCCTTCTCGTTCTAGTGTTATTTGTGCTGAAGCATGAGGAGCAATACCAGTATCACTGACTTTTACGTGCAACTCAGATCCCGGTGCTGTTTCACCAATTCCTAATCCAGTTGAGGTAAGAACCATCCGCTCAGTACCACCAGTATCAAAGCGTATTACGTCTTCATCGGAGGACTCTTCTACTTGGATCTTGGTATCGGCATCAGCGTCCACTAATTGGGCGGCTGTAGTGATTGAGGTGTTAGTGAGGGTGATAACTTCTACCAGGACTCCCGTGGGTGGGGCAGTGCTGAAAGTTAATGTAGTGCCTGAAATTGAGTAGTTTGATTTGCTTTGATAAACCCCATCGAAATAACACTGGGTATTTGCCTCATGAACTGGTGCCACGCTTAATTCAATCGTCACATCCGAGTTATCCCCGGTCATCGTGTTGATCGTTGCGTTAGAGCCACCGACTGTTGTGGTCGAATGGAATACCGTGATTACCCGACCGTTAGCCGGAGCTTCACTAAACGTGAGCGTAGTTCCTGAGACTGAATACGCATCGTGGGCCTGGAAAACTCCTGAAATAAATACGATTAAATTCTGCTCAGTATCAGGTGCCGTGCTTAACGTAAAGGTAGTGTCGGAACCATCACCTGTAAAGATGTTGGTATCCATGTTGGTGCCGCTGCCGCCGCCAGCTATCGAGCCCCATTCATCGGTGTAGCCTTCAAACTTGGCAGTCTCAGAGTTATATCTAAAGTATCCGGCTGCTGGTGAGCCTGGACGTTGTGCGGTCGTACCTGTTGGCATATGAACCGCATCGGTGTTAGCTCCCATATCCAGGGCAACATCGGGGCTCGCCTGGTTGATGCCGACCCGATTATTGCTCGAATCGACCTTCAAAGTGTTTGTATCGACGGTTAAATCGCCGGATATTGTTAACGAGGTTAATGTGCCTACGCTGGTGACGTTTGCCTGGGCAGCCGTTTGTAACGTGCCTGTCAGGTTGCCTGAGAATCCTGTCGAGGTGAGCAATCCTGTTGAGGGGTTATAGGTCAGGCCAGCGTCTGTCTCAGCTCCTTGAGTGCCACTCACACCATCCACAAATACTGGGTATACAGTTTCGTTCGCGGTGTCGTTTGCTGTGACCGTGAATGAAGTCGCCAGGGCCGCTGTACCACTAGTATCCTGGTTGAGCGTTCCGATCGCAAAATCTAGGGTGTTGTCGCCGTCTTCGTAGGTGACGGTGATCCCGCCGGACTCGGTGTTGCCGGTCACCATACCGCCAATCGTATCGGCGATATATTCGTTTAATGCGGTGCCGTCCACTGTGATCGCATCGGCTTCTAATGTGCCATCGATGTCAGCATCACCTGAGACATCTAGAGAGCCCGCGTCGAGCTCACCAGTTAAGGTAATGTTCCTAAAGCTCGCGACATCTTTATTTGCGTCTGCCGTGACTACCTTGCTTGCTACGACCGTGCCTACGGCAGCTCCAGTATCGTTGTAGTTGAGTTCCGTGGTCGTTGTGGTCAGCCCCGAAAGCAGATTGAGCTCACTAGTTGTCGCGCTCGCGCCATCGAGGATTTCGAGTTCCGCTTCTGTAATAGTCGCAGAACCAATAGTAAAAGACGTACCGATGGTGGGCGTGTTAAGCACGGGTGAGGTTAGGGTTTTGTTCGTTAGGGTTTGTGATCCGGCTAACGTGACGACCGTAGAGTCGATCGCGAGGGTGACTGTGTTGCTGGTAGCGGATGAGTCGATCCCCGTGCCGCCTGCGACAGTTAGGCTTTCTGAGTCGAGGTCGATCGCTATCGTCCCGCTATCTGATGTCAGGTCTAAGTCCTGGGCCGTAACCTGGGCATCAACGTAGGCTTTTATCGATTGTTGTGTGGCGAGCTGTGTGGCCGAGTCGCTCGACAAATCATCTTCATCGAGGACAGCCGTGCCAGATACTCCGGTATTGAGTACAGGCGAGGTCAGCGTTTTATTCGTTAACACCTGAGAGCCTGTCAAGGTCGCGACGGTGCTGTCTATGGCAACGGTCAAAGTATTGGAAGACCCGTTGGTGTCTATACCAGTGCCGCCTGCAACGGTTAGAGCTTCTGAATCCAGGTCAATCGATAGCGCGCCGCCCGAGTCACCCTGGAAGTCAAGGTCGGAGGCAGTGACTTGAGCATCAACGTATGCCTTAATGGACTGCTGTGTGGCTAATTTAGCCGCGCTGTCAGAAGACATGTCGTCTTCATCAGCTACACCGGTTATCCCAGCAAACGTGGTCTTTAAGACCGTTTTTATAAGACGATGGTGATCGTCACTCTGGCCAACCGGATCGCTGGACACGGGATTAGTCGCGACCAGGCTATCAATTGTCGTACCGGATTCTAACGCCATACCCTACTCCTCCGAGTCTGATTCCTCTTTATCGGAGGACTCCTCTTTTTCTTCCTCTTTCGCCTCTTCCTTTGTCTCTTCGACTTCAGGTTCTAGGTCTTCGCCCAGGATGATCCTTATTTGATCCTGGCGAGGTCCGGCGGCGTCCAAAATCTGCGCGATTTGTTCGTCTGTTACTGTTGGCATCTAAATTCTCCCTGAGAAAGTTGATTTAACTTCGACCGTGCTGCCGGAGCTGTTCTCTTGCGAGGACTCGGTCTCTAGCGCGGTCATGATTTCCACATACCGGGTAGCCCATATCTGCATCATCGGCACCTGGTCGGTGCGTAGGTACGGTTCTGCCTCCAAAAGCGAGGCATACAAGAACAGCGCGGGCTCGGCGGTCAGCAAGTCGTTGGTGCCGCTGTCGGATCCGGCCGTCAGGCTGGTCGGTTTGTAGTAATAGGTGAGCTTGTATGTCCGTCCCACGTCGGGGAACGGCCACAACTGAAAATTGGTACCGTCCCTGGCGAATTCTTCGGGCGCTGCCGAGCTCGCGGTGCGGTTTTTAAGGTGATCGAGCGATACGCGCTCTAAGGGCGTGCCGTCCGACGTCAATAGTATGGTTTCACGATAATCCGAGGGCAAAGCCAGGGTATCGGTGACCGGGCTCTCGCTGGTACGGTCAAAGGTCGCGGTTTTCTCCAATAATCGGTGATTTAGCGTCCGGTATATCGAGTTTTCCGCGTTTTTTATAAAGGTAGGTATGACGCTCGTTAGGTCTTCTCTGTTCAAAAACGAGGCGACGTCCTGCTTAAGCGTGGCGTACGTCATGTCTGGTAATTCTTAGCGAATAGGCGCGGGTTTTCGGCGGTCATGTGCAACAAAAACGCCTTTTTGAGGTGTTTGTCGGTCGCCCAGTCGTTCATGGTCTTGCCTCTGTCCTTGACCCAGTCCTGGATCATCGTCCAGGGTATCGATCCGACGTACTGGTGATCGAGGCTCTTGCTAAATCGACCTGGACCGGCCTGCGCTCGCTGTTTGACCTGGTCGACGGTCGGCCTGATGTCCTGGGTATAACCTCGGTACCGCTGAAGGTTGCCGGATCCGTCGCGCTCGGACGCGACCCACCGCGACAGGTCGCCGGTCGCCGTTACAATGCGTTTATCACTCATTTATATCATCCAAAGAAAAGGGCCCCGGAGGGCCCTCGTAAAGGCGGGCCAGTAAAGGCCCGTTAGGTTAGCCAGTCAGACTTACAAGCTTCCGCTTATCGTGTGTACTCGGAACGCGCTGTCGCGATTGAGTAATGCGTAAGTCATTTCGGTGACTATTTCGCGGCCGATCGAGTCGCCTGTCACCGCCAACGGGAAGTCGTAAGTCGGCCTCAACACGGCGGTCGCGCTGTAGTTGAAGTCGATACCGACCATGCTCAACGGCTCCATCTCACGGTCCTGAATGACCGAAAGTTCTCCAAATGGAGAAATATAAAGATCGACCGAGTTCACTATTGTTGTAGTGTCTCTGAGCTCTCTATTGCGTCCAGAGGCCGCCGCGAAGCTCGCGACGTACCGGGAGACGGCAGGCGGCACAACAAGCGTGTCAGGGTCTCCTCCGACCGCATGACAATTTTGGTGTGCGTCGAGCATCGAAGTTTCGAGCTTGGCGAGAGTGTCGTCCGACGTCGCATCCTGCATCAGGGTGCCGTTGTTAGGGCCTCCCTGGAGCTGTATGGCGAGCGCCGCGAACTGACGTGCCGTGGAAGCATTTCCGGCCGTAGCGGTCTGAAAAGCGCCTCCAGGCTTGCCCATGATGGCCAATTCAATGTCTTTCGAAAGCTCGGCGTATCGCATTTCTAATTGATAGGCCATCTCGCTGTCTCGGCCGTACTTATCCACGGCCTCCATCGTGTTGGTGATCTTCGCGACCTTGGTCAAGATCTGGCAATAGTTGTTTAGGGCGGTGATAGCCTGTGAGGTATCCGAGCCTGCATCGCTGCCCTCGACCTGTCTATTAGCCCCGCTCGAGTTGAGACGATCCTCGCTCCACTCATGTAGTTTTCCCGTCGCTCTGACGGTCTTAGATAGGCTCGCAACGGGCGATTCGGAAGGCGAAATTGAATAAACCTCGTCTTGCACGTCCTCCTTTTGGCGTACCTGGGTGTATGTATTTAAAGCCATTTTTAGTCCTTAATATCAGGAACTCCGCTCGGCCTCCAGCTTGGCCCGCATCATCTCCCTGAAGGTTCCATCCTTCTTGGGTGACGGCGAGTTAAACATCGCGTCCCTGGCGCTCTGAAATTGTCCTTGAGCGTTTCGGTTGCGCTGTCTTGCCTTTTGCCTGCGTCTGTTCGGTTTAGATTTAGATTCTTTGGCGTTACTCAATCCAGAAGACGCTTTATCGCGATCAAAAAGCGCGACTAGCCCCTCCACCTGTCTCCAGTCGACGATGGAATTGAACTCTTCTTTTGAATAACGGCCGGTCTGTTCGGCAAAATCGCGTAGCTCTCCATAAAAGCCCTCCGACCAGCGCGGCTCGATTCCCTGCAACACCTCTATAGACTCTGCCGCCTTGGCGTCTTCGAACGCCTTGGCCTGGTCTTTTAGTTTAGCGTTGGCCGACGAGAAGTTGTTGGCCCAATAATCGTGATTATCCTGGGCCGACTTCATCGCGCCTTGCCAATTAGTGTATTGCTCCTGGGTCATCTGTGCCGGGTCGTAGTTCTTTAGCTGGTTAAGCTGGGCGACGTGAGCATCCATGATCATGTGCTGCTGAACGGCGAGCTCTTGTCCCGCGTTCTGGTACTTTCTCTGGAGGTCTGCCGTGTTCTGAGTTCGCCTTCGGAATTCGACGTCCCACTTCTTGCGATCGCTCACAAGGTTTCGGATGTCGTCCGGCGAAAACTCTTCTCCGTCCACCTCAAAGACTCTCGCTAACTCCTCCTCGTCGGGTTGCTCATCATCTGAGTCCGTCTCGGTTTCATCATAGTCGAGTTGGTCTGCCTCATCGTCGGTGGTATCTTCTGATAAGGACTCCGCTTCATTGTCTAACTCGTCTTCCGGCGCGGGTTGGTCGTTTGACTCCCGCTGTAGCCGCTCGCGAGCGCGTTCCTGGAAATTCTGAGGGGAAGACTCCGGCGCGGATGTCGGTTGGTCTATTATCTCAGCAGAAACTTGTGATTCAGCCATTTATCGCTTCCTCTTGTCTGGTTTGTGCCTCTTGGATCAAGGCGTAGGTTTCGTACTCATTGATAAACGTCATCAATGTCTCTTGGATCTCGGTAATCAGTTTAAGTTTTAGGTATAAAACGTCCCGTTGTCTTTGATCTAACGGCCCGCTGTTTGCGATTTCTTGGACGATCTGCTCGTTCATCTGCTGAAAGACTTCCTGGAACGTCGGGTCCTCGATCATCGACTTGCTGTACTCGGCCCGCCTCCTGATCGTCGCTATGTTCTCTTCTTGAATTGGCCGCAATTTTGGCTTCGCTGACCTCTTGAAGAAATCTTTT